GTGGGCCCGGCCCGGCCGCCGGCCGTCGAGGCGGTTCGGCCGCGGCTATTCGCGTGAGCGGGGAATTTAGCCCGCGAAGCGGCCGCCGGCGCGAACCGTGGCCAGGCGGGCCCGCCAGCGGTCGGCCTCGAGCTCGCCGAAGTAGGGCAGCCGGGCGGCCCGGGTGTAAACCGTGGCCTCTCGTACGGCGGTAACGGCGGCCTCGGCGAAAGCCGGCGTCGAAACGATAGAAACCTCGAGCAGGCGAGACTCGAGGCGGGTAACCCGGTCCTTATGGTCGGGCCCGAGCGACGGGTCCCATTCGTCGAGGTCGAGCAATTCCCACGTCGAGAGGATCGGTTGAAACCCGATAGACAGGCCGCGCAGGTCGCCGTTATCGGCCAGGGCGGCCGCCCGTTGCGCGTACTCCGAATCGTTGAGCCGCCATATCCCGTGCAACCCGTCGTCCTCGTGGCGCCACTCTTCGGCGTGACCGGCCACGGCCCGGATATCGCGGTTGTCGTGCGAGATGAGCAGCGGCGCGTTTTTGGCGCCTTCGCGGGTGCTCTTCTTGAGCGAGCCGACCGCGTGCGTTTCGACGAACCATCCGAGGTCGCCGGCGACGCCGTAAGGCACGGCCCGACCTTCGAGGTAGCGGTAAGGCTTACCGACGGCCTGAGCGTCGCGGAGCTCGAGCGGCCAGAACCGGGCGGCCTCGGCGTTACCGTCGGGCCCGGGCCGGCCCGGCGTCGCGTGCAAAGTAATCATGCGGCCTCGCCTCCTGCTAGGTCGGGTGGCGCCTCGCCGGGCGCCTCGCCGAGTACCTCGGCCAGCGGCGGCCGGCCGAGCTCTTCTCGGGCCTCGTCGATAGTGAGTATCTGAGCTCCGACGGCGGCCACGAGGGCGGTAATGGTCGTGGCCAGGTCCTCGCGGAGCAGTTTCGCCCGTCGGAAGCGAACCGAGCTCCCGCGCGGCAGCCAGGCGTTCGACCATATGGCCTCGAAGTCGACGAGCAGCGGCTCGAGCGAGGTTCGGAGAATCTGTTGGTATTGCGGGCCGGCCGTGCGGTAGGTCATGCCGGCGACCGGGGCGCCGAGCCAGTAGCCGTCGAGGTTGAACATATTCGCTACGTCGAGTAGCGACATTTTCCGGGCCTCGACCAATTGCGTATCGGTCGGCGACCAGGCGAGCGGTATCACTTGCGTACCGTTCGGCAATATCGCCGGTTCCCTCGAGGGCCCGCCGAACTTGATAACCCAAGCCTCTTTAGCCTCTTCGGCGACCTCTTTCGTTATCTGAGCCTGAGGGGCGATAACCGCCACCGATGGCACGGCGCCGCTGGCCAGGGCCGACCTCTCGTACTCCTCTTCCATTCGCACCCGGTCCAGAGTGTCGAGGTATTCCTCGACCACGCCGACGCCGCGGACGGGCCAGTAACGGTCGGCGCCGCGCTTGACGTGGACTACGTCCTCGGCCGGCAGTATGTAGCCGAGATACGAGTAGACATACCCGGCCGGGCCCGGGTAGGGCGAGATGTAGCAATGAGCCGCCGGCAGCCACGAGCAGGCCAGCGGCCACCCGTCGGCGCCGCGCACGGTGACCAGGGCCAGGGCGTTCCCGTTAAGCAGGTAATCCTCGACCGAGCATTGAATGAACCACGGCCCGCCTTCGTTCGGGTCGGGCGCCGCCAGTAGCCGAGGCGTATAGCCGGCCGGGCGGCCGCCGCGCACGAGCTCGAGCTCCATCTGCTTGCACATGCCGGCGTAAAGCTGAAGGGCCCGCCCGACGGCCGGAACCCGCCGGGCGCTTTGCGCGTCGTACACATAGGGCCCGGGCAGCCCGAAACCGCTCGACGGCGGCGGGATAATGCCGGTCCCGTCGCCGCGCCGTAGCCCGACCCGGCCGAGACTGTGCGGGGCGACGAGCGACACTAAGGCCGAAACGTTACCGCCGAGGGTTACACGGGCGTAGTTTCTCGAGGCGAGATGAACAACACTCAAGCAATTGTCCTGCTCGTCGAGGTCGGCGTAATCGCCTTAGCCGCGCTGTTAAGAATCCTCGGCCAACGCGGCTAGGCCGCGAAAAGTCCTGGTCGGCGGCGAAGGGTTTCATACTGCCCGCCCGTTTTCAGGGCCTTAGGCGGCCGCTGAGCGGGCGGTATTTCACGATTCGTGAATCGTGAACCGTGATCTACCAGATTCGGAACTCTCCGAGGGCGGGCGCGTGGTCGTATGCCCATATGGCCACGGTCGAGGCGGTGAGGGCCGCTATCGACCCGGCCGACTGGCGCCGTCCCCATGCCCACGCGTCGCCGAGGGCCCGCCGGCCGGCGTCGGCGGCCGCCGCGTCTAGGGCGGGGTGCGGGCGGTAGCGGGCGGTCGGAGGGTCGGCCGTGAAGGCCTCGAGCAGGCCGGCGCAGGCGGCCGCGTACTCTCGGGCCTTTAACCCGATGAGCTCGAGCTCGGCCCGGCCGGCGGCGTCGGCGACGTCGATAGCGGGCCCGGCCTCATCGAAGGCGACCGCGACCGGGCGCCAGCGTTCGACGAGCTCGACCAGGCGCTCGACGACCCACCCGGTACCCGCCCGATGGTCGGCGACCTCGAGGTGAGCGACGCCGAGCTCGTCGCGCCAGGCCGCCAGGATGGCGGCGTCGGATCGGTCGACGGCCACGTCGAAACCGAGGGCCAGCGCGCCCGGCGCCGGCAGCTCGACCGGGTCCTCGCCGGCCCGGCGCCAATCCTCGAGCGGGATTATCCGGGCCACGGTCGATACCCACCTATTGCCATAGGCGCGAGCGAAACCGTCGGGCCCGAGCTCGTCGAGGGCGGCCTGCATGGCCTCGGCGCCGACGGTGCGACCGTAGGCCGGGTGGTATTGCGGCCAGGATTCCGGGTCGGTCGGGTCGAGCTCGTCGGGGCAGGACCACTCGAAATAGGCGACGCCGGTCGTTCGCCCGGCCTCGACGGCGGCCCGGCCGCGCTCGACGGTCCCGAGCCACCAGGTCGAGGCGGCGTCGCCGGCGGTCGAGACTTTCCAGACCTGAGCGTTAGGCCGCGTCGCCTGAGTCGGAATGATTCCCTGGTCGAGGGCGTGGCCAGTCGCCAGGTCGAATTTCCAGCATTCGTCGACGACTACCAGGTCGGACGTTTTCGAGTGCAAGCTTTCTTTATTGGGCGGGAATGGTCTTATCAGGCCGCCCGAGCGGCGCCACTTGATATTTTCCGAGCCGGCCATGCGGCGAAGCGAGACCTCGTGACCGAGCGGCGCCAGCAACGGCCAGAACTCATTGACGAGCCAGTCGACCGCGTCTTTCCCGGATTGCATGGTGAACCAAACCCGGCCGGCCGGGATCACCAGGGCCCGGTGAGCCATGCCGGCGCCGTCGAGGGTCGTCTTTCCCGACTGGCGCGGGACGGTTATCTCTACGCTCTTGTAAGCGAAGCGGCCGGCGTCGTCGACCTCGAGGGCCACGTTCGCGACGTAGGCCTGCCACGGCATAAACGGTTTACCGAGGGCGGCCGCGACCTTCGCGACGGCGCCGCCGTAGGTTCGCCGCTCAGGCGAGCGGGGCGTCGCCAGCGCCGGCGGCGGGCCGGCTGAGCTCGGCCAGGAAAGCCTCGAAACTATCGGCCGGTTTGGCGGCGACGGCGGCGCTAAGGCCGGCGGCCGTTCTGAGCTCGAGATAGCCACGGTTCGCCTCAGTCACGAGATGAGCGTCGAGCATGGCCTCGGCCACGTCGACGGCCCGGGCCTGAGAACGTAACGCGGCCCGCTCGGCGGCGCCGATGAGGTCGCGCCCGATGGTGCGGAGCTCATTCTCGAGGGCCTGCTCGACCCGGCCACGTTTCCAGGCCACTTCACCCGCCCGGGGCGCCTGGTCTGTCGGTCTGCTCGGCCTCCATGTGTGCTTTCTGCTTAGCGATCACGTCGCCACCTACGAACCGCGCCCCGCAGTTACAGACGATTTCGGTCGGCGGCAGGTCCGTTACCTGTACCGCGAAGTGTGGGCGATTTTCGCGCTGAGGAATAACGGGCTCGGGACGGCCAAGCTTTCCCGTTTGCGGATCGGTCATTTTTCGGCCTCCATCGCTCGACGCCGGCTCGGATCGGCCCGGGCCCGGCGGTTTCGAAAGAAAAAGACGAGTGAGTTCGGGCTCGCACGGGTCGGCCCACCCAAAAAATGA